TTACTATGAATACCGACAAGTTCACTGTAACTACAGCTGGTGTCACAAATATAGCAAGCACCTTAACTGTAGCCGGCACAACTAATCTTAATGGTAATGTCGAACTAGGCAATTCGGGTACAGACAATATTAGTTTTAATGGCAGAGTAGATACTAATATCCTTCCAACTGGTTCTAGAAATATAGGTAGTTCAAGCACAGTGTGGAACACTGTATATGCTACAACATTCTCGGGTACTGCGACAACTGCAAGATATGCCGACCTTGCAGAAAATTATCTAGCAGATGCAAACTATGATCCAGGTACAGTAGTTGTACTAGGTGGTGAGCTAGAAGTTACTGTTGCAAATTCTAAAGGTGATCATAGAGTAGCAGGAGTTGTTTCGACTGATCCTGCACACTTGATGAACAGCATGTTAGAAGGTGAAAATGTGGTTGCTGTTGCACTTAGCGGGCGTGTACCATGTAAGGTACTAGGAAAAGTTCACAAAGGCGACTTGCTTGTGAGTAGTGCTGTTCCAGGATACGCAATTGTTGATAATAATGCTAAAATAGGCACTGTTATAGGTAAAGCAATAGCTAACAAAGAAGATGATGGTAAGGGCGTGATTGAAGTACTAGTAGGTAAATCATAAACACGATAAATATGTTAAACAGGATGACAACGCATGGCCAATAGAGTACCTTTAGTATTTGACACACAAGATAGTCGGTTACAAGAACTTCCTTCAGGGGATAATTTAAACCTGCAAGGAAGCAGTATAGTAGATGCAATTAATGTTTCTGCAACTGGGACTATAAGTGCAAACACCCTTATTGCAAACAATGTAACAATAAATGGTAGCGCAATTGCTGCGGTTGCCATTTCAAACGACTATAACGATCTTAGTAATCGTCCTAATATTTTTAGCGGCGATTACAACGATCTTGTTAATAAGCCATCTGTAATTAGTGCAGATTGGAATGATATTACTAACAAGCCTGTAATTGCTACAAAACTCAGTCAGTTAACAAACGACACTAATTTTGTACAAAATTCACAGGTAGTAATTAATACTAATCAAGTTGTTGATCTTGCAACTGTAGGAAGCACAGGCTCTTATACAGATTTAATAGATGCCAACGAACTAGTAACACAGTCTCAAATAGCAGGTGGTACACTTACTATTGACGTAAACAATACCGGTGATTTGCAAGGTAGCGTGTTAGGTGAGGATAGTACTGTTATTGTAAATCACCTAAATAATACTATTACTGGATCACTAATTGGTGATGTCACTGGCAATGTCACTGGCAATGTTACAGGCGAAACTACAGGGGACCACATTGGCGATGTTTACAGTCAGGACGGAATTAAACAAGTCTTGTTTGCAGGCGAAACTAGCACCGATGATGCTTTACTAAGAGGTAATGTTTCTGGGCAATTATTTTCTCCGGATTTATCAACACTATTAGTTGACGAAAACGGTATACACTACGGAGATTTTAAAGGAAGTGTGTTCGGCGATGATAGTACTATATTAGTAGACGCTGTTAATAACAGTATAAATGCTGTTGATATTAATGCAACCAATGTGTATGCCAGCGATTTCTTTGGTGACCTGACTAAGACTGGATCTGCTATGAGCATAACATCTGATTCGGGTATAAACATATTGCCAGGTGGCGCACTAAGTATACCTAATGCAACAAGTGTTAGTGTAGCATCAACTGGAACAATTGGCCTTGTTGCAACTGACGATTTAACAATATCTTCCACATCTGGAGTTGTAACAATAGATGGCCATATTAGTTTGGCTGAATTAAAAACAGCTCTACAAGATGGTGCAGGAGACTTTGCTGCATTTAAAGCATACATACTTGGATTATAACGGAGACCTAAATGGCAATACAATATATTAATGTAGGACAAATTGCAAACGACGGAACAGGCGACGATCTCCGTGAAGCATTTACTAAGATCAATAACAACTTTGAAGAAGTAGATCTCAGAGTTATCGAAACTATAACTGTAGAAAATGCAGGAAGTTTAGGTCAAGGACTATATGCTGGTAGAGAAGGAACAGTAGACACATTTAAAAGAATAGTTGCTGGTAGCAATGTGACACTTAGTGCAACAGATAACAATGTAACTATTAATGCTGCTGATAGCCTAAGTGAACTAATAGTCGTAAGCGATAGCGGAACAGTTACAGTACAGAACGGACAGACACTTAGTGTTAATGGTGGCGAAGCAATTAGTACAAGAGTAGATGGACAGCAACTTATTATTGATCTTGACAGCACCAACGTTGTTAATAGAGATAGTGCTCCTACACTCAGTGCAACACTGAATGCAAACGGCAATGACATAATCAATGGCGGAACTATAAGTGCAAATAATTTTAATGGTTATCTAGAAGGACTAGTTTGGGGATACGATATTAGAGAATTCGGTCCTTACTTAACCGGGTTTGATTTCGGAAGAATACGAAACACATACAATAATGCATTAGAGTTTATCCTTGCAACTGTAGATCTAGATTTCGGAGCAATTACACCAGAAACAGGCGATACTGTAGATCTTGGCTTTATCTGATTCCGATAAATATGCTATATAGGGATTAAAATATGGCAGATCTTTGGACACAACCTTCGGGTACAACACTTGCAAATTTAGAAGAAGAAGTTACTACTACAATACCTCTGCCTGTTCTAACTAGAGCATCAGTAAGTATTATTAGTGGAAGCCTTCCGCCGGGTCTGCGTTTAAAAGGTACACGCATTGAAGGTACTCCGTATCAAGTTTCACGAAAAACGGAATACAGAGTTGTACTAAGAGCCACACTCGACAAAGCTGTTAGAGACAGAACATTTAAAATTAATGTAGAAGGTGCTGATGCCCCAATATGGCAAACAGCCGCAGGTGACCTTGCTGTAGGTAATAATGATACATTTTATATACTTGACAGTAGTCCTATCGAATTCCAATTGGTTGCAACAGACGAAGATATTGCAGCAGGACAATCTTTAGAATATTACATTGGTGACGGTGACGGTGAATTACCTCCTGGTACTAGACTTACAAGTGATGGAAGAATCATAGGAATAGTAGATCCTTTGCTTGCAATTGAAAAAGGTCTACTTTACAGTGCAGGCACATACGACACCAGTCCATATGACCTTCCATCGGGCGGCTACGATTTTGGTTTAAGAAGCTCAAACGGCTTTGATAGTTTCTTTTATGATACAGCAACTTTTGACTTTAGCTTTAGTGAACAGCCGCCAAAGAAACTGAACAGATATTATCAGTTTACAGTTAATGTTACAGACGGCGACACTGTGGCTAGAAGAACATTTAGAATATTTGTTGTAGGCGACGACTTCTTTAGAGCAGATAACACAATCTTGCAAGTTGGTACTGGAACATTTACTGCTGACAACACTAACCTAAGAACTCCGATATGGATCACTCCTGGTAATTTAGGAATAAAACGTGCTAACAACTATGTAACTATTCCTCTAGATATTATCGATACAAACAGCCAAGTTGGATTTGTGAACTATAGTTTGGATTCTACAAACGACGATGGAAGTCCTAGCGTACTACCACCCGGCTTAGATCTAGATACCAGTAACGGTGAAATTGCGGGACGAATACCCTACCAAGCTGATGTTATTAAAGATTACAAATTTACAATAAGAGCAACACGATTCACTCCAGATCAAATAGACGAAAATGTAAGCAGTAGAAAAACATTTACTCTTAAACTGCTAGGAGAAGTTAACTCACAGACTACTTGGATTACTGAATCTGATCTAGGAACACTAAGCAGCAATGTAATTAGTGTATTAAGAGTAGATGCTACTACTAATGTGCCTCGCAGTCGTGTGCTGTACAGTCTAGCAAGTGGAAGATTGCCACCGGGCCTACAACTAAGCTTCGACGGTGAGATTGTAGGAAAAGTAAATGCATTTGGACAAAATGTATACAGAAGTATTTGGAGAGCTAGCAGAAATTATACTGCTGGAGATGTTGTAAAGTTCGATGGACTTTATTATGTAACAAATAGTGATCATCTAAGCACAAGTACTGGAATATTTTCAAATGACTCTACACTGTGGAGTGAATTCCAGTATACGCGAACAGGACTAACAGTATTTGATAATGATAGATTTTTACTGGACGGTGCAGAAACAACTGTTGATAGAGTATATAAATTTACAGTTAATGCAGAAGATCAATACAAGTATAGTGTTGTACAGAGAGAATTTTTTATTAGAGTAAGAGATCCCGAAACAACAAGATACAGTAATATCTTTATGAAGCCTTTCTTAAAGCAGGAAGCAAAGGCAAACTTTAACGCATTTATTTCTGATCCTGAAATCTTTATTCCAGAAAACATTTATAGACCAGCAGACCCTAATTTTGGTATACAAAATAATATACGTGTTCCTTTGTACTTTGGTATAGAAACTAAAAGTATAGCAGAATTTGTTGCTGCAACTGCTAAAAATCATAAGCGTAAACAGTATAGAATTGGAGAATTAAAATCTGCCGTTGCTACTACTCCTGGTACTAGAGATGTAGTATATGAAGTAATCTACGTAGAAGTTATAGATCCAGCTGATCCTGGTCCGGGCATCCGTACAAGAAAGAATTTTAAAATTGCAACCGAAAATAAGTTATCAACTGACACAATAACTAGTACTCCAACTGATACGTTTTATGATTATGTCGATCCGCCACAGTTTGCTATTAATCTCAGAGGCAAGCAAGTTGTAATTACGCTAGGCGAAGACTTTGTTATCGAAACTAAGAACGACGGTGACAAAATTATTAGCTGGACAGACGGGTTAGTTGTTGACGGCAGAACTGAAGATAACATACTGTCAATTACAGAAGGTCTGGGTCCTACTATGACGCTTAGACCAAACTATGCAAATACTTTAAAAGCAGACACAGATGCTATTGACGCAAGTATGTCAGCTGATGACAAACGATATGTCAGTAACATCTTTAATATGCGTGATAATATTAGAGAACTAGGAATAACTGATAGAAATTTTGTTCCGTTATGGATGAGATCACCTCAGCAAGGAAGTGTAAACGAACTAGGATTTACTCCTGCAATAGTGTTATGCTATTGTAAGCCCGGAACAAGTAATATAATTCTAAGTGCAATACGTGCAAACGGATTTGATTTTAGTCAATTTGATTTAGACATTGATCGATATATACTGGATAGCACCGATCGAACAAGCGAACCGCAATATATCCTGTTCGCAAATTATAGATTTAACATATAAACATGATAAATATGTTTAGGAGAACAAAATTATGGCAGATAGTACAGTAACTTTTACAGATATAGATGAAGAATATCCAATTGCAGGTCAAGACAATGATTCGCAAGGCTTCCGCGATAATTTTTCAGAAATTAAACAGGCACTACAGGCTGCTAACATTGAACTAAGTGATATACTTACAAATGGTGCTAGACTGGATGTATCTAATAACTTTAACGGCAACGCAATTGGAAATGCAGATTTTGTTGCAGTAACAGAAAAGGTCTATAATACAGGAAATTTAAACCAAGCTTCGACTATTGAATGGTCAGACGGTCACTATCAGAATGTTACTATTGCAGATGATATTACTCTTACTGTTGACGGTTGGGCACCAAATGGGAGACTGAGCAAAATGAGACTTGCTATACGCAGTGACGGAGCAACTAGAACAGTAACTTGGGAAGCTGCAAATGCAGGAAATGTAAGAGTATTCAATTGGCCATCAACATTTACAGTAGACTCTAGCACTGATCCGATCTTTGTTGATGTATGGACCTCGGACAGCGGTGTTAACGTGTTCATGGAATACATAGGAAAATTTGAAATCTTAGCATAATGTTTAATCCTCTAGTAGATGATTTATCGCAACTAAGCGACTCAGATGTAGAACAGAAGATTATAGAGCTTGGCAGAAAATACTGGCAAGCTCGTAACCCACAATTACAAGCACAGATTTCTGCTATTCTTGAGATGTACAAGCAAGAAGCAATTACTAGACGTGCAATCGAAAAAAATCGCCAAGACGAAAATGGCAATAATGATCTTGACAATTTAATCAATATCAGTTAATATAACTACATGCTTATGAAAACAGATGACTTAGGAATACCTCGGTTTACTAAACGCGACCTTATCAACATGATCTATTCGGGCCATGCGGATAAAGTTCATGTGGTCTTGTGTGATGCAGATGATGATGTTGATAAATTCAACGAGGCATTAGAAGCACAAGGTATGAATCCATTACAAAAGTATATTCCTCTAGATGTAGATCAAAAGACTTTTGATGGTGCGTTACAGAGTGAATGGTTTATGCCTGACGAATACAAAAATCTAAATCTTATTGAATATTTTAAAGCAAGACTAATGGAAGAATTACAGCAACCTGAAAGTCGAGAATTTTATAATTCTAAAGAATGGAATAGATTTGCAGAAGAATATGCCGAGTTTGGCGAGCGTGGAATGGCTGACCTGCTACGTTATATGATCTATCTTGTAGACTTTATGCGTGAGAACGATATTGTATGGGGAGTAGGACGTGGTAGCTCTGTAGCAAGTTATGTGCTGTATTTGATTGGTGTGCATCGTATCGATTCAATTCAATATGGCCTGGACTGGAGAGAGTTCTTAAGATAAGTAACAGTAGCAAACTCATTAGGAGAGAAAAAATGGTACAAAGATCAAAAGGTGCAAAAGTTTATAAAACTATGCAAGGTAAACAGATTGATATGGACATGCTGCGCAAGAGGAACGAAATGACTCCTGCGGTAGGTAATGCCCGCGTTAATGCTAGAGGTGACGAGTTAGGTCCAGGTGGACAAATTGTTC